TCTGAGGTTCTGAAAACTACTTCAAACAAGAAGGCGATTGAGTTTATTAAAACTCTTCTTAAGTATAAGTACCGCACCAAACAACATAAAACTTACGTAAAGGGTGTTGAGAAGGCGCTTGAGTATAACGAGGATGGGAGAATCTATTCTCAGTATAACTTTGCAACAGTGGTTACGGGGCGTTTGTCTTGCTCCACCTACTCCGTAGGCAAATATAAGAAGGGGGTTTCCTTCCACACGTTGCCTAGGGAATCAGAAAATGACCCCATAAACATTCGTAAGTTGATGAGTGCTGACGATGATAAAGTATTTCTCGCCGCAGACTTTTCTCAGGCTGAACTACGTGTGTTAGCACAATGTTGTAGGGATAAAAATTTGATTGAAGCTTTTAACTCTGGTCAAGACCTACACAGATTTACAGCCTCCCTCGTTTTCGATAAGAAAGCCGAGGATGTAACTAAAGAAGAAAGGCAGATTGCCAAATCCGTCAGTTTCCTAATCGTCTACGGGGGAGGGCCAAACAAGCTTTCCCAGCAGATTGGGAAGAGTTTGGGGTACTGTAATGGTATCTTTAAGGCGTATCAGAATTCTTTCCCTAGGGTCTTCAATTGGATTAAGCAGGTACACAAGATGATTAGGGAAAACGGGCATGCGGTTAGCTTATTTGGTCGCCGTAGACACCTACCTAATATAAAGAGCCCGATTAAAAAGTATCAGTTCCGAGCCTTGAGGCAGGGAATGAACTTTGTTATCCAAAGCTCCGCTTCCGACTTGATGCTTCATTCTATTAAGAGACTACACCGTTACCGTGACCTCACGGGGCTAGATTTCGATATTTTAGCTACGGTTCATGACTCGGTAGAGGTTCAATGCTCTAAAGAAGACGTTGAAAAAGTTGCTACCTTGTTAAAGGTAGTTCTTCCCATGACGGAAGATTTTGATACTATGTATGGCATTAAATTTGTAGTCCCGTTCGAAGTGGATGTAGAAGTAGGCACTTCTTTTGGTAATTTAATTGAGGCTCAGTTTGCACCTAGAGGGAACTTACTGAATGCCACGGAAATTCAATCATTCGTCAAAAATGCACAGAATTGTAATACTAACTGACCTGCATCTAAGAGCAGATTACCTTCCGGGGTACTTAGAGGAGCAGATAAAAACCCTTACTCGGCTGGTTAATAAAAAACCACCTGATTCGGTAGTTATTAATGGGGACGTATTTCATCGTAGAAATCCTAAGGGAGCGGAACTGCTGGCGTTTAGACGTTTGTTAGAAGGGCTCCACACAAAGAATATTTACATTAACCGGGGCAACCACGATACGATTGCGAAGGACGGTAGTACGGCTACCACACTCTCTTTGTTTTCCGACATTGCGACTGTGATTACGGACACTACAACTATCCGTATCCATGATACAGACTTTGATTTCATTCCTCATTATGAGGACGAGAGCATTATTATTGACCACCTAAAGAAAACCAATAACCATGTATTTGGCCATTTCGGGTTTGATGGGTGTGTTGCAAACGGTGCCTACCTGTACGAGTCCTACGTCAAAAGGTCGCACCTAAAAGGTAAAGGTCGTTACGTTTTTCTTGGGCACATCCATAAGCCCAAAATTTATGATAAGACCATTTATATTCTTGGAACGCAATACTCGACTTCTTTCGGGGAAGCTAATGCCCAGAAGTATGTCCATGAACTTATCCTCAGAAGCGGAACTATGGAGGTGGTACGCAAACCTATTAATTATGGTATACGTCATATCACCGCTACGCTGGATACGCTTGAGCCGCTGGCGAAAAAGTTTAATTTTGATGCGTTTTATACCATCCTGCGTATTAAGCTGGATACATTGGACGAAGGGACAGAAAGAGAACTCACAGAGGCTGTTCTTAAAAGGCACAAGGTCAAACACTTAGAAATTGTGTTTGAAGATGTGCTTCCTAAATACGAAGCATCTCACGTAGATTACGAAACCCTGTTATCGGTGGACGATAAAATTATCGAAGAGTACATTGATAATGCTAATACTATTTTCTCCAAGCCTGAGTTACTAGGGGCTCTAGAGGAGATAAAAACATATGAAACTTAACAAAGTAAAAATTGAGAACTTCTTATCGGATGAGAGTGCCGAGATTGATTTTGAAGACTTCTCTGAGTTGGTGCGCGTTGTAGGTGTTAACAAAGACACCCGTCCCACCTCTTCTAATGGGGCTGGAAAAAGTTCTATCATTGAAGCTGTAGCGTTCGCTTTGTTCGGTAAGACTATACGTAAAACAACAGAGAAGAGTATACGTAACCTTCACACAAAGGGTAAGTGCAAAGTTACTCTAACAGTTAACGACGATGTTGTTATTGAGCGCACTAAAAAACCCCCCATGCTTAAAGTAATGGTTGCGGGGGAGAACTGCACAAAGGAAGGTATAAACGCGACACAAAAATACTTAGAGTCCTTTCTCAATACAAACTCTTCTGTATTCCTAGCCTCAATTATCTTTGGGCAAGGAAACGCTACAAACTTTCTTACGGCATCCGCAGAGGAGAAGAGAAATATTATTCAGAATTTTCTTGCGGTGTCCGAGTTGTTTGGGAATAGAAATAAAATTAAAGCCCTTAAATCCCATCACAACAACTCAAAGAAAGTTTGTAGCACTCTTTTAGATGAGGCTAATTCTAAGCTAACTTCACTGAAAGAACGTAGGGGTACCCTCGTAAAACTTTGTAAAGAAGTGGACTCCTATTTAAGTTCTGAGAAGGCTGAGTTTGTTAGAACCCATACGGTATCTGAAATTCAAGAGATTGAAAAAAATAACCACGCAACCGAGATAGAGTTGACTGGGTATGAGCATGAGTTAGTAGAGCAAAAAGGCATTTTCCTGAGAGCCCAACAACGCATAGACCGTTTGAAAAAAGCGGTGTGCGAACATTGTGGAAAAGTGTCCGAGAGTGCTTATAAGATAATACAAGACGACAAGGCGATATCCACAACCTCACTTGATACTCAGTCCGAGTGTCGGAAGCACGTTAAAGCCCTTGAACGAGACTTAAAGAAAAATTCCATCCCTATCACTATAGAAGATTTTGGTCTTGTGGAAAAAGTCAAAACGTATGAAGCCGAGTTGGGGATTATCTCTAAGGATATAAAAGCTCAAAAGGGTGTATGTGAATCCCGCCTTTCCGAAATGAGTGTGGCTACAAAAGGATACGACTTGATGAGGTTCTGGGAGACCGCTTTTTCGGAGCAAGGTTTAGTCAAGTATGTTATTAGAAACATCCTCGGGTTCTTTAACGAACGTGCGAATTACTACCTAGGATTTCTCACGGGCGGCGTGTTTACTATCGAGTTTGATGACGGACTGCACGACACTATTCTAAACCAAGGGAAGCCTGCCTTCTTTGATACTTTGTCAGGTGGGGAGAAGAAAAAACTTTCTCTTGCTGTAATGCTTGCCCTGAATGATTTGTTATTACTCACAGGAAAAGAACGCTCTAATGTAGTATTCTTTGATGAGATAGCAGACTCGTTAGATGAAGAAGGTATTCGTGGATTGAATGAGTTGATACTTCAAATCACAGAAAATAAACGCCTGTTTATTATTACCCATAACGACTACCTAACGTCTTTAATAGAGGACTGGGCTGATGTCTTAGAAGTCCGAAAAAAGAACTCCATAACTACCGTACATAAAGTATAATGCCTGTCTACCCCCACAAATGCCCAGAGCATGGTCCCTTCGATATTCACGTTGGGTCTTGGTCTGAATACGAAGAGCTTACTGAAATATATGGGAGGGGGGAAACCGAATCCTTGACCGTACCGTGTCCTGATTGTAGTGCGCTGTCACCCAGAGATTATTCTGTTGCCCCCCCCGCCGCCATTGTAAAGGGGGGGTATAAGCATCAGTATAACCACAACTACAGGGCTGGTGCAGAAGAAGAGTGGATTCGTAACGAGGTATCCAATACCAAGAAAGTTCTCAATAAAGAGGTTGGGGTTAAACACACGCCCTACGCAAGAATGCAGTTGACAGACCCTGAAGGAACAGGTTTCAAAAAAGTGAGCCCAGAGGTGGCCAAACAAAGAGCCGAAGCGGCTAAAAAAACTCAGGGCGATGCAGTCGCTAAAGTTGATAAAGCAAGGGGGAAAAAGAGCCATGATTGATTTAAAGATTTTAAACTTGTCCCCTAACGAGAACCCTCGATACGAAAGCGCAGGGGCAGCGGCGTTTGATTTGTCTGTCGCAAAAGACGTTACGATTCCTCCGGGGGGGTGTGCGTTAGTTTCTACAGGGCTTCATATGATTATACCAGAAGGGTATGAAGGGCAGATTAGGCTTAGAAGTTCTATGTACAAAAAGGGTATTGTAATGCCTAACGCTCCGGGTACGATTGATTCTGATTATAGGGGAGAGATTTTAATTGCGATTAGAAATGTGTTGCAGCATGAGCATGAGGAAGTACACTTCAAGGTAGGTGACAGGATTGCACAGATGCTCATAAAAGAAGTGCCTAAAGTTTCTTTGGCGTTCTTAAACCCTGACCAGTTCGCCGCCTACGCAACTACGGCGAGAGGGTCTGGAGGTTTTGGAAGTACTGGCACAGGAACCTTGGCCGAAAGGCTATAATACACTGATGGCTTACAAATTCCAAGAATCAATCCAGCGTGGTATCATCTATCTGGCTAAGTCGGACGAGTCGTTTCTCCTCCAGCTTATGCCCATGATTAAGGAGGAATACTTTGAGTTTCCATCCCACCAGAAGCTATACACTGTCATAGTGCAATTCTTCCTCAATTATAAGAAGTTGCCGACTGATGACCAGCTTCTTGAGGAAACCAAGAAGATTATGGCTTCAAACGAGCTTTTCGGTGATTACCGGGATGAGCTTGAATTCATTAATGGCTTGGATGAAAAATCTATCGACAACCAAGAGTACTATTTGGACTTGGTGGAGGAGTTTGCGAAAGAGCAAGCCGTAAAGGATGCCATCCTCAAGTCCGTGGACCACCTGAAAAAGAAGAACTTCGAAGCAATTGAAGAAGAGGTTCGGAGTGCGTTCTCTGTAAACCGTAATGTGGACCTTGGAACTGATTACTTCTCAGACATCCGTGAGCGTTGGGTAAGGCTTAATACTGAGTCCTTGGAGCCGAAGTTCAGGACTCCCTTTGAGTCGCTTAATGAAGCCTTAGAGGGCGGTATGCAACACAAGGAGATGGCTATGGTCGTGGCTCCTCCCGGCGTAGGGAAGTCCTTGTTTTTGGCTAATCAAGCCGCTAGGTCTATTCTGGACGGACACGATGTACTATACATTACGTTAGAGATGGCGGAAGACCGTGTTTCACAGCGTCTGGACAGTATTTTTACTAGAATCCAGCAGAAGGACCTATCAAGCCGTGTGGATGATATTGCGGATAGACTAGAGATAATCTCTAAGCAGTGGGAAAACAGGGGAAAGCTTATAATTAAAGAATTCCCCACAAAACGTCTTTCCATGACTGGACTTCGTGCTTTTTTGAACCAACTAAAAAATTATGAAGATTTTTCACCCGATATTATCATCGTGGATTACCTAGAATTGATGAAAACTGAGCGTGATATGGCCGAATACCAAGGGCAGGAACGTTTAGCACAGGAATTAAGGGGAGTGGCTAGTGAATATGAAACTTTAGTTTGGACAGCCACACAAACGAACCGTGAGGGGAAGAAGGTAAATATAATTACAGACGCGGAACTCGCTGATTCCTACGGCAAGATTCGTGTCTGCGACCTAGTATTCTCGATTAATCAGACTGAACAGGAATTTGACCAAGGAAATGCCCGACTTTACTTAATGAAGTCTCGAAATGGAAGGGCGAGGTTTATTGTTCCTATCGGAATTGATTACTCAAGATTGGTTGTAAGCCAAAAGAATTTGAATGATACCGAAGAACAAACTGCCTAAACACCCTCTAACACTTAATATAGGGCATAAGACGTACACAATTTTACAAAAGTCTTTAACCAAAGACAACCTGTATGGGTGCGTAGAGTTTCATAAAAGCTTGATTACAATTGACCCTAGTCAGTGTATAGAAGATTACAAGTCCACCTTACTACATGAAATAACTCATGTAGGGATGGATATGTTTGGTTTAGGGGATGACGATGAAATGCCTCAGGTAGCAAACGAGTACCTCACCACCGTCACCGCTAACATGTTTATATTATTATCCTCCCTAAACCCAGAATTATTCGCTTTTATACTTAGTAATGAATGATGTACACGAAACATATGATAGGCTAGAAGAAACCTACTTGGAGATTACCAAGCAATATCTTCAGGTCAACGAGACTACTATCGACCAACGCCTGTTCCAGCACACAGGAATCTATGCCTTTTTTGGTGCGGTTTTAGCGTATGCTAAACAAAAGATGGATGAGGCTTCTAATGACCTTGATAGAGAAGAGGCTACTACACGCGAGTTCCGACGAAGCGAACTTTTAGAGGAGGGTAAGAAGGCGACTGACCGTGCATTAGACGGATACGTTAAAACTGTTCTTAGTGTTCAGAAGTCTCAGGCCAAGCATAGAGCGAGTGCCCACAGCTACCACCTTGCTAAGAACATCATAAATTCCTTGGACCACCAAAAGGATATGCTTGTCCAGATTTCCGCAAATAAACGAGCAGAATCTAAGCTTATTAATGACAGTTTTGGTGGCTAGTGACTATTATAATCCGTGGGGAAGAGCCTCACACTAACCGATAAAAACAGAGATAACTATGGTAAACCTAAACGAACTACGTAAGAAGTATGACGCTATTCAGAAAGCCCAATCTGGCGGCGGTGGAAATGAAGATTTCCTAAAGAAATTTTTCATGATGGAAGAGGGCACTTCCGTTATTCGCGTTCTGCCCTCTACAGAGGGTACCGAGGACGAATTCTATGCTGAGACGGCTATTCACCGTATCAATGATAAGAACTATCATTGTCCCCGTGTGAAGGGTCATGATTGCCCTGTGTGCGACCTGTACTACCGACTTTGGAAGGTTAAGGGTCCTATGGAAGACGAGGCGCAAGCCATGGCGAGGACGATTAAGCCCCGTAAGCGTTACTACATGAATGTTGTAGACCGTAGAGACGGGACCGTGAAGATTCTTTCTATGGGCATGAAGCTCTTTGGCAAGATTCTAGACTGCTTCTTCGATGAAGACTTTGGGGATATTACTAACCTCGGAGAAGGTTGGGATTTCAAGGTAGTGAAGGACACGCAAGGCCAATGGCCTAACTACGACAAGTCTGGACCTAAGCCCAAGACGAGTGCCGCTGGAACCAAGAAGGAACAGGCTGTGTGGATGGATGAACTCCATGATATTCACGGGCTTGTAAAGCTTCCTGAGTATGACGAGTTGAAGAGACTGGCTAATGAGATTGAGAGTCTTGTCTTGGACCGTCCCGTAGAAAGGGCTTTACCCCCTACTACGTCCACGGAAGGTGACGAAGGCAGTGATGAGGATTACATTGCTCATCTAAAAAGCCTAAAAGCTGACTGATTTACAACTAATTTTTGTATATTTTTCTGGGCGCTGGGTC